TCTTTATGTTTGTTACATATAAAATCTAATTTTGTATTTACATTTTTATATGTAGCAGATATTAATTCGTAATCTTTTTCTTTAAAATCTTTTTTAATCAACTCAATTTTGTTATCCATATCGTAACATCCTCCTTCGTAACAGTGTCATGAAATAAGATATATGTCTTTTACCTCATTCCATTTTTGTAAGTTTTTATTTAAAAGTTCATTTTTGACAAATAAAAAGACCAGAAACCCTTTTGATTTCTGATCCGTATCAATCCTTACAACTGGACTACCATTTTCAATTAAATAATTTGCTAATCGTTTACTTTTACAAACAAACATACATAAACCTTCTAATATTTTATTTATTGTTTACTAATTCTTTTAAATTTTTGCTAGACCTGAATTTGGGAACTTTACATGCAGGAACTAAAATGGCATTTCCGTCTTTAGGATTTCTAGCCTGTCTCTCAGCTCTTTCAACAACTTCAAATGTTCCAAATCCAACAATAGAAAGTTTCTCACCTGCTACCAAAGCATTTGTAACTACTTTAACCACAGCATTAATAGCTTCCTCCGCGTCTTTCTTTTTCCATTCTGTTTCTTTTGCAACTGCATCTACAAATTCAATTTTTGTCATTTATAAAAACCTCTTTCTTCTATATATTTATACTAAAATAGGAGAGTAGCGGTGTACTCTCCATATCAATTAATCCAATTGAATATCATATAAACAAACTAAACCATCCTGTCCCACAACAGATATAGTCTGTTCAGGACGATTAGTTTTTCTAATAGACATTGCATATTGGTCTGTTCCTGAACAACATCCTGATTCAATAACCTTTGCATTATATACAGTAGTTAGCCCGTTTAAATGTCTATGTCCTAATAACACAATATCTGGTTTAATTCCAAACATCATTGTAAAATTTTGAACAACACCTGCAGGATTATCTTTATGACCATGTGACGCAAAGACATTATTTCCTCGAATATTAAACATTGCAATTTCAGGATCAATATTATTTTCACAAATATCAATATTATTTATATTTTGTAATTTTGCTTTTAAATAAAATGGCAATAATACATCCATATTTTCTCCATCTAAAGAATCTTCTTTCTTAGGAGAAATTCTTGAATGATTACCAGGTGTAACATATACATAAATATGATTAAAATGATTTGCAATTTTAATTAACATTACAGAAATTAATTCTGAAATATATTTGAATTGTTCCATTAAATCCATGTTATTTTGTAATCGAAGATTGTTATGGATAATGCCTGACAGAATTTCACCGATGACTAGATAACAATTTTCAGATTTATGTAAATCTCTAATTTTAAGAATTTCAGAAGTGAATTTTTCAATTCGTTCTTTTAGAATATCTTGATTAAATGTATTATTCCAAGTATTAATCTCAATCCCTGTGTGAATATCAGTGAGGTGTACCAGTAAATCAGTATTACTATTAAAAGTATGATATTGTACTTTTAAATCAGTTGGCTCTACATTCTCACAAATAATTCTTTTAACCATTTCAGAATAAGACTCCTTACGAGCTTCCTGTCTAATTTGACGATTATATTCAACTCTTGCGTCAGACAATTTCTGACGTTCTTTCTTTAATCTAATAATTTCATCGGATTCAGAAATACTCATTGATGTTGGTTCATGTACCCATCCTGCATCTAAGTATTCATACAAAAGTTTACTTCCTTTACGGATAGTATCTCTATGTTCAGATTCCCCATTGTAATCTGATCTGAAATCAGCGATATCTTGCCATTCAATGTTTGAATCTTTCTGTTTACGTTTTAATAAATCTAGCTGTTGCTCTAAAAACTCAACTTTATTTATATCATCCACCGCCCAACTTATTCTTCTTCTGGAAGTTTTACACTAATATTGAAGTCAATTGTTTCTGTTCCTTCTGGTAAGGCATCAATGACTTCTTGAGTAATGTTTTCACCTGTATCTGTATCAATAATATTTAGGTCATGTAATGAAATATTTTTAAGCTGGGTATTTCTCTTGCGTGGATTCAATTTTTCTGGTGTTTCGTTGATCTTGATCATATTTTCTTCTCCTTGAATCTATATATTTGCATAAAAATAGAAGAGTAGTGATAATTCTCCTTAGATAATTTCGTCTAAACTTGTAATAATTTTATCTGCAAGTCCATATTTTACTTGTTCTTCTGAACTAAAATACCAATCTTTTGCTTTATTTCTCTTAAAAACTTTAGGATCAATAGTTGATCTTTCTAAGATAAACTCTGCCATATCATCAATCTGTTGTTTATAAATCTTTTGTGCCGCCTCATTTTGTTCAAATGTGCCGCCTCCACCAGATGTACTTCCAGAATGAATCATAGCTTTTGAATATTTTAGAGTATATTTTTCGTGTCCTGCAAGTAAAAGTAATGCACCGCCAGAATAAGCAGTACCAATATTTACCGTAATCACTTTTGTTTTTGACATAACCATTGTTTGAGCCAATGAAAATGTTTCCACAAGTAATCCACCAGGGGTATCTAATAAGATAATAATTGGTTTTCTCTCAGAAACAGGAATATCTTTATCAATAATATTATAATAAATGATTGCTTTTTGAACTTCTAATACTGATTCATCAATTTCATAATCAATATAAAAAATTCTATTTTCAGCTAATCTATAATAATTCACCAGTTCTGGTGATGGTAATGACATATTTTCTAAATTTTGAGGTAAAGCAATATCTAAAACTTCTATAATAATAACCCTCTTTCTATTTTATATTTTATTATAATGTAAATTTCAAACTTGAGTTAGCAATTACAACTCTTGTTGACTTACATTGTTTCTCCAATTCTTTTTCAAGAGCAATTTTTAAAGTTTCTTTTGCTTGTTTGGAACCATGATGTAAGACAATCTTTTGACTATTAATTTTTGTATAGTCATCTATCAGTTGCCAGAATGGTGCGTGTCCACTCATTGATTTTAATGAATAAGAAGCACATCTACAAGGATATTCTTTTTGGTCAATGGTAACAGATTTTCGTTTATTATCCTTTAAAAGTGAAGCAAGGCTTCCATCTGTACTGAATCCCACAAAGAGCATCGTAGCATTAGGATTTGGAATACATTTTTTTAAATGATGCCTGATCCTGCCGACCATGCACATTCCACTGGTCGATAAAATTACACAAGGTTTATTACTTTGTACAAGTGATTTACTGTCTTCGGATTCTTTTACAAAAGTAAACATCTTATCTTGAATCATTTCATCAAAAAGTTTTTTATCTTCACCAGTCAAGCATTCGTCATAATCATCAAAAATTTTAATAGACAATGGTGAATCTATATATACTTTTGGTTTCCATTGAGAATCTTTATACATTTCATAAATCATCAGCACAAGTTGTTGAAGTCTTGATTGCGCAAAACTTGGGATAACAACCCGTCCTTTCATTTCATGAACTTGTGTTTCTATAATTGCTTTAAATTTTTCTAAATCATTTTTTCGTTCTTTAAGTCCAGTTTTTAAATCTGGTCTATCTCCGTATGTTGATTCTCCAATAACAACATCAGCATAATCTACTTGTTGATATTCACCAACAAATCTATTATGAATTATCTTATTTCCTAAATCTCCTGTGACTAAACAGGTTTTTGTCAATCCATCAACAGTAAAATATAATTTCACTTGACAACTTCCAAGAAGATGACCACTTGGAATTAACTCAAAAGCTAATTCATCATCAATAATAATTTTTTCATTTACTGGTTTTTCCAATGTGTATTCCAACATTTTATTTACATCTTCTATAGAATAAAGTGGAGAATAATTCTTATTATTCTGAGAATTGATAACCAATATGTCTCTTTCACTAATTAAAGCAGAATCAATTGCCATATCTTTCAAAACTTGCTTTGATCCTTCTGAAACAATAGTGGCAGCTCTACATCCTTCTTTATATAATTTCGGTAATAACAAGCAGTGATCTCCATGATTGTGAGTGATAAATACAAAATCAATGTCCTTTGGTTTAAATTCTTTATATTTACGATTGTTTACCAAAAAATCTTTATACTTGTCATTTGTCTGATGTAAGCCACAATCAACTAAAATTCTATGATTCTGTGTTGAAATATAAATAAGACTCCCTGTAACATCTTCTGATGATGGTGAGTCTACAAATGATATTTTAACACTGTTTTTCTTTTTCTTTCCGATGGTAACTTACCACCTTTCCTATATATTTTGTCTTGTTTTTCTGTCATTTATATTCCACAACATTTAATCCATTATGGTAATCATCTAATGCCTTATTAATAGCATTACATTCTCTATAGTAGTATTTATTCTTACCACTATATGTCTTAAAAATGTCTTCATGGAACTTAAATCCTTTCTTCATAAGGTATTCCATTTCTTTTTTACTAATTGCTTTTATAACAATTCACGTCCTTTGCATTTATTTCTCCAAGTAGGAGAGTAATAGCAGAGATAGGATTTGAACCTATGACCTTCTGGGTATGAGCCAGACGAGCTTCCAGACTGCTCCACTCTGCGTTATTTTTTATAAACAGAAAATCAACGATCGCACCGTTAAAAGAAAGGCGAAACAACAGTGCAACCGCCGATTACTATACCAATTAATCGCAAAATTAATTATAACTGTATTTCTATTTGGATATTCATAAGTTTTGTATCTATTTTTTTTAAAACATAGATTTTAGTGAGTAACTAAGTTCTCACTCTTCGGCATCAAAATATACCGTAGTAAAACTAACATCCATTCGAATACTCAGAAGAAACTAAGATTTCTTCATAATCTCAACCAATTTGCTAAAAATCTGTACAAAAATTGCACAAAATCTTTTAATTTTCATCTGAAACACAAATGTTTCGATCAAATTTGAATAATTCATTCCTTTATATGTTTAAGCTTTTCGCCCAATATCTTCTTTTAAGAATTAATATTAACGAAACGTATATTGTTTTATCGAATTGACAAATTGTTGAAATACCGAAATAATGAAACCTTGTATTTTCGCATTCTCGTAACGTAATGATGATTAATGCGCTCATTTTGAGAATTTTAAGTATCAAACATACTTACCTTTTTCTGTTAATATCTATAATTATATGTAATGAAACATATCATAATTTATATTTAGTATGACAATTTTGGTATTATCATCCTACCTCGCAGCATCACAGTTCATCTGCATCTGAACCGATTGACCATCATAAATCAATCTTAGTCTCTTGTGAATATCCGAATAGAAGAGTAGAAGAGTAGTGGTGAAATTATTTCACCACAATATCCTCTAGTGTGTCGTTCATATCATACTTAGGCTCATGGTCAACAAGAGTAGTAAGTTCAAGCTGATCAAGTTTAGTTGAAACTTCATCGGTTTCTTTTGCCAACTTCTTTGCAAGTGCTTTGACTACATTTCTATCATAATCAAGGCTGGTAACTTCTTTGATAGTGTATGTATAAGCAACTTGCTCTTGATTAACATTAAATTTATAATCTCGACCTTGTTTTTCAGTCTCAGTAGCTTTTCTACCAGCCATTGTCTTGAAAACTTTAGCAAGACTCTGTTTTGTTTTATTCATAGCATAAGAAGAATCCAAATCAATCTCAGTATTTTTCTTAGCTTCTGCGATAGCGTCAGACAACTTTTGCTTTTCTTGAATTGCATCCATTAGGAAATCAACTAATTGAATTGGTGTGAAATCTACATTATAAGATTTTGGAACTTTCAAATCATCATCAGATGCTTCTGGATTAGCTTTGCTTTTCATATGCTTTTGAGTTGTTGTCATGACAAATGATCCATTTCCAAGATATGTCTGTGCATTGCTAATAAGGTTTGTAAGAAAGTTCTGATAGCGGTAAGCTTCTTTTAAAATCATGTACTGATTCTCCTTTTTAATTGTTATATTCTTTTATTTTATTTTTAAAATCACGAGTGAAATATGCTGATAATTTTAAAATATAATCTGACGATATATTTACATCTTTTAAATGTGAATCAAATTGTTCTGATGGTATATGCTTAGAAGTTACTTTTAGTCCTGGAAATATTTTTATTTCAACATTATCAATATCACTAAATTTTTCCTTTACCACATCACTTAATACATTCAATACCTTGAATGCATCATTAGCAGAACAATCTGATCTTTCTTCAATTTCTTGTGCAATTTCTTTTTGAGAAATATATGTATAATTATTTTCTTGTACTATATTAAATACCTCCTGTACGTTAGTTGGATAAATAAACCTTACAAGATGGAGTAAGGTAGTAATCGTTAGAATAATAAATTGAAAACTACCCTCTCCATAGTAACTTAAATTTCGACCTAGTTTCTAGGTCGAAATCACTCATTTTTGCATGAATTAACCCGTTTTTTTGTAATTTTAAAACCAATATTAAAAATTTTTATATCATTTCCGTCAATTTCTAGCTGTTTTATTTCATTAGAAGATTGTAGAATTGTTTTATTAAAACTTTTATTTCCGCATAAAAATAAAATTTCTAACAATAAATTCTTAATTTGTGCATTTTCTTTATCTTCAATTGAAGATAACAATCTGTACATTGTAGAATAACCTATGGTTTCAGATTCAATTTCTGAAATTAAATCAGCTTTTAATTTGTTTGATCTTTCGTTTTTGTCTTCTTTTGAATCTGAATCTGATGAATATATTAACTTTCTATCATTAATGTATTTTTTTAGCATAATATAAATTTTATCAATTTGATTTTGATTTACATTATAGCTGTAATATTTTTTGTTATCTAACAATATGGTAAAAGGTGACCAATCTTTTTTGTATGGATTTTTGATTCTGAATCCATTTACTATTGTTTGCAAATAATCCATAGTTGTATGATATTTACAATAATATTTTTTTTCTGGATTATAAAATCCTTTTTGTTTTGATATATGAGAGAAGAAATGTGGTACTATCTTCTTTTTAATATCATTTCCTTCTTCGTCTTTTTCGACATGTTCAAGAATGTGTGCGTATTTTTGCCTTAATTTATCAAGCTCTTTAACATTATTAACATCAAATTCTTTTTTTGCCTTATCAATTTCAATACCAGACATTACATCTAATTGACAAATATCGTAATATAGTTCTTTGATGTCGTCATAAGTTTCTCCATGATACATTCTATCCCATAATAAAGAGTTTAATTCTTGTGACAGATTAATAATTTCTCCAATCTTATTTACAGATGTTTTAATATCAAGATCTGCTTGTTGTTCAGGAGTATAATATCTTTTGACTTTTCGAGCTGATACAAAAGAAGTAGGAGTCTTAAACAAATGATAATTTCTTTTTGCTGCACGAATTAGTATTTCATTGTCCGTTAGTAATACGGTATCACTATCAAAATCTGCGCCTGATAATCTTTGTAAAACATTTTCTCCAATTGAATTAAGACATATAATCTCAGGTGTGAGATTAAAATAGCAATCTATTAGTTTATTCTCCGTATTATACGGAAGCCAAATATTACCAATCGTTACATGAGGGCTACGACTTGCCAATAATGTTTTATTATAATCAAATCGTATACTATGTATATTACCAATTCCAATTTGACTTTTACCATCGAATTTACCAATTGATTGTTGTAACATTTCAATTGGATTTCCTAGCAAAGTAGAATAATTTCCATTTACATAAACATGTCCATTTTTTAGATTCTTATAATATGATCTGAGTAAATCAATTAAAAAATCTTTATAATATTTTGTTTTGGTGAAATTATTATTAACACTCATCAAATTATATACGACATCGTTTTTACTATTCATAGGTTGTGATAATGGATCTAACTCATCAATATCAGGATATTTAATATAATATCGTACAACCTCTGGATTGTTGCGTAATAATTGCGCAAAGTCTAAAGCTTCTGATAAAAATTCATTAACTTCATCTTTTGACATTTGTAATGTATTCAAAAGCTGATAATGAGTTTGAACAAGTCTACCTTCAAAAAAATGAGTCTTCTTATCATGCTTTACAACTCCAAAATTAGGATACAAATTATTCAACCATTCGTCCCATGTACTAAATTTTAAATATTTAATACTATTTGGTGTAGTGATTAATTTTACATCTTCGATTTTAGTAGCTCTTGTTTTCCCATTTAATTGCGATATATCTGTGATATTATTATCCTTAAACCATTGCTGAATATTACAATTAAAACAACATGACTTAAACATCAGATTTCTAAGGAGAACCATTCCATATTCTGAATAATCACCAAACAAAGATATATCCATCAATGATTGTCCATCCCATATCGTATTTGTAATAGTACAATTCTTTTCAGTTGTTTTTAGCCAATTATTTTCGTCATGAGTTTCAATTACATCTTCATTGAATACACTATCATAATCATCAATTAATAAAATATTCTCTGGTTTAATTGGTAAGGTATCAATAATACTACTTGACGGAAGAGCAATATATCCTTCATACGCAGCAAGGTCTACTTCATCACCAGGATTTAAACGAATTGCCCCAGAACTAAAATTTAGTAATGGTTTGAATAATGGTTCATTAATAAAAAGACATTTTCCAACTCTAGCTGATCCAGTTGACCGTTTCATCCTGCAATATTTAACCCCATTGCAGGTAAAACCATTTTTATATAATTCTCTTCGTAATTGAGCATTTGTTTTTAAAGTTTTAGGTTCACCTTTTTTCTGATAATGTACTTGAACTTCTTTTACAATTGATTTATCTTTCTTGTCTTTGATTTCAACTTTTTTCACAACAAAAGGAGATGGTATTTCTAATTTATTTTTTACTTTTGAATTTATTTGAATACCAACAATTTCACCTGCTTTATTTTTGGCGATACAATCATTAAACGTCAAATCTCTATAATTATAACCAAACTTTACAAATGTATTCTTGTTCATCTGATTCCATTCTTTTACAGAGTATTTGAATGTAAGATTAATAACGTTTGTAGTATACTTGTGTTTTTTTACAGTAAATAAAAAATCATTTTTGCGATATTTTTTATGATAAATATCTAGTAACTCAATTAAGTCCAAACTGTAATCAAGAGTATTAACAAATTTTCTTAAATTATAATTACCATCTTTAAGTTTTAAATCGTAGTCGTGATTTTCGTAATCATAATAATGTGCGGAAAGATAAATATCTTTTGCGTCCACACTTGGGATATATACACCTGTTGTTAAATCAATCATTTATCTTTCCTCCATAATTCCAATCTCGTAATTTAACCATTCAGCTAAGTCGTTCTTTCCATCAAAACATTCCCAATGAGCATAATCACCATCATCATTCCTTATAAATTCTTCTCCATTATAAATTCCATTACCGCAAATAGAGCAGTAGTGAGTTACATTCTCAGGAATATAGTTAGGACACGTTGACGGGCAATAGCTCATGTGGCAACCTGTGCACACCATTAAACAGCACATCCTTTCTCTAACTTTTCATATGAATAACCATCATTTGTTGTATAATATATTTCTCTAATCCCTAAATCCTTTATTGCTTGCATACAGCTTGCACAAGGTCTAGCCATTCCACACACAATATCTTTCCTAGTGCGGTATATGTATAACTTCACCTTTGAAAAATTAATATTCAAATGTTTCAGTTGATTTATGCAATTAATTTCTGCGTGGAGTTTTGGTAGAAGTGATTCAGAATTATCAAAATCGTTGTCATCTATTCTATATCGGTTATAATACTTCTGGGTTGGGTGGGTTTTATTTGTATTACAACCAATTCCGATAATGCGATTCTGATAAACAGCGATACATCCAATATGTACCTTTGGAAAATCAGACACTTGTGCAATCTGCTTGGCTTTTGAGAAATATTTGTAATCAATTTTTCTCATCATATTTTCCTTATTTAATTATTCTCAATATATATTGATAAATTTTGGGTAAATTTCGATTTTAAGTTGTAGGTGGAACAACTTTAACTATAGATACCGTAGAATTGAAATTTGACTATCATTTCTTTATAATTTTACGATAAACTGAACATAAGAGAGTAGTGGTATATACTATTTCTTTTTAGACTCACGATATTTTTGCAAATTCTGTATCAATTTTTCCTTTTGTTCTTCTGTTAATACTTTTTTGGGTTTATTTGGATCAGGTATAGAGCCAGGATTTATCTTTACCCATTTAAGAGGAAATTTCACACAAATACTACCATCTTTATTTTCTCTAAAGTATTTAATCTCATCTTTTCTTTCAGCATAAATTTTCTTCAAACGAGTGATATGTTTCCTGTTTGTAAAAGTTGCAACGGCATATCGTTCACCAGATAAAAACTCAATACAATTTTCATTATTGTTATCAAAATTTCTTTCAGTCATTGTTTTTCTCTCTTTCTTTACTAAGAATATTTTTATGGCATTGTTCATCGAATCGCCAATCGGATGCAATTTTTTCTGCAATTCTGGATTGTTTTTGATTATTTCCTCTTGACATAATGAAATCCGCATTGTTTAACCAACCACTATATCCTCTATGTAATTCTTCTCTGCTTGGCATAGTATAATATTTGTTATAGCTTTTGTTATAGCTGTATTCATGGTTTTTTCTGTTTTCTGTTTCTGTCATATTTAATGTTCTCCTTTGATTTAAAATTCATAATTGCATCACTCCTTTTTGTGATACTGGTTAATAGTTATATATGTATATTCTCTTTTTTATTTATTCAATCATGTGTATCATCAACGTCCTTTCTATCCGTCAAATTTATTTCACATCCTTACCTGTTAATTCTCCAAATGAATCTACATTATATACTTCTAGCATCTTTAAAATAGCCCATTCAATTTCTTGTTCATATCCTTCTTTATTAAGTACATAGATATTTGGAACATTTTGTGGTGGCTTTTTAGGATCTGGTTGTATACTACCTACTTCTCTTTTTATCAAAAGAGGTTTTTGGTTTTCACTAGAAGAAGTTAAACATTGAATACATTGATTTAATGTATCTTTTGAAATTGCCAATTCTTTTGCCATACTTTCCATGCTGCGAAAAAATGCTTCTGGTTTAGATTTCGGATCACTTATTATTTCTTCATTATTTTTATTCTTTGGACGAATAAAAATATAAGAATTGATATAAAGGAATGCCATTAATATATTCTCTTTATTAATACTTGATTCACTCATCATTATAAAGTCAAGTTGTGAAGATGTAATTTTTGAGAATTTATCTGTTGCGTCAAAATTAGAATATATAATATCCATTTGAATACAATCAGTATATCCAACAGCGTAAATATCAAAATTAGATGTAATTCTAATCATGTTACTTTCATTTAAGAATAGTAAACATTTTATAATTTCATAAAATACCTTTGGTTTGTTTTTACCAAGTTTATAACCACATAAATCAAATATTTCTGAAATTACAATGTATGATTTATCCTCGTAACTTCTATGTTTATCAATAAGAATATATACAACATAAAATATTCTGTGAAGATTATATTTCTTTCTAATGTCAATTTGTATAAATTCATTTGGTACTCTTGTAAAATATTCCTTGTTATTATTTATTTCTCCATCAGGATTATCTATTGGAATGAAATTATCAAAATCAAATTGTAAAGATCCACTTAAATTAAAATTTGCATTGTTATATCCATTTGAAACAGAATTATATTTTGATATATAATACTTCTCCAAACGCCTTGCTTCACTATATGATAAATTGTCTTGTATGATCTCATGAGTGAATCCATCATCCCAACCATATTTTTGAATATCTTTATAGAATTTTTGATTTTTATGATAACCATTTCCGTTATTCCATCTTTCTCTTTCTGATGTTTTTGTTATACCAATATATTTCTTATCATTTAATATGTTAGTATGTATATACACTTTATAATTATTTGTGTTTTTATTAATGATTCTCACCCCATATTCATTTTACGAGCGTTCAGTTTATGTGCGCTGAGTCCTATGAAAACCTCAAATGAGTGTTCATCTGACAATACCCAGTTCCCATAAACTGAACAGAAAGAAGATATACTACTTTTTAATAAGACAGACAAATATATTTTATTTATTCATTACATTCATAAATAAAATATATTTTAAAAAAACCACATCTTGCTTGTATTATTGTGTAATCTCAACATCATCTTCGTATATCCCTTTTCGTATATTCTCTCTTTGCTGAATATAAGTCTTAATACATTTTTCAATCTCTGGTTTATCAGACTCTCTTAACAGAGAGCCAATAATTGATAATATTAATAGATTCTCTGAATGAATTAAATCAGCGTAATTGTAAATCTTGTTTAATTTCTTTTCTAAATCGGTCATATGTATTATTTCTCTCTTCTTTCTTTTAGAATATCTTCACACACTTGAATAGCCATTATGAAATAGTCAGTGTTACATTTTGGATTTACTTTACATTTTTTGAAATACGTTTTCCATTCCAGGATAGTATCAGTTGATTGATTTACTAAGTTTTTCAGTAATCTATTATATTTTGGACTGTGATTTTCAATTGTAATGGTCTTAGTGGACATTTATGTGTTTCTCCCTTCAAATTGATTTTTGGTGTATTTTTTATTTATTCTCACAAAGGATAATTATTTTGTGTCAAAAATTGTTGACATTACAAGTTTCTCTTTATGAAGTACTAAATCATATTTCTCCAAAAGAGTATCTACTAACTGTTCAAATAATACTCTTACGGTTTTATCATGCTCTATTGCGTCTAAGGTGTAACAAGTTTCTAATTTATTCTCATAGCAATAATCATCTACAATCTGGTTTAGCTCAATATCAGGATACATATTCTGAAATTCTCTATATAGATTCTTATAGAGATCTTTCAGTTGAATTTCAAAATATTCTGCTAATGCTTGATATTTAGGAAACATTTTTGATGACCAGTATGTAAATCGCTGTTTCTTTGGTAATGATTTTAGAGTAGTAGTGTTGTTTTCTAATGTAGATACTCTTGTTTCTAATGAATCAAATTTACTATCAATCTTTTGTACAAGATTATTTACATTTTGTGCTAAAGCTTGAATATCATCATTTCTTGCTTGTAGTTTAACAGTAGCAATTTTAAATCCTTGCTCACAAGCAATAAAATAATCTCTTGCTTGCTCATGTTTTTCGGTGTTACCTGTCATTGAAAGTTTCTTTGCAAATTCAGATGTAAGTTTATAATCTGTTTTTGGTCTACCTTTAGATGAATTATCGCCATTAATGGCTAAAATTACATAATCTTCATTTTCAGTAGCAAATTTATTATTTACAATATTTTTACGACACCATCTTGAAAAATGAGTAATATCTAATTCAAGAAATGAATATAACTTACTTGCCGTTGTCATTCCGTCTTTATCAATCTGTAATGCAATCTCAATTGGTGTCTTATCAGATGCTGATGGTGTAATAGTAGTAGTTGTGTTGTTTTTGTCGTCTTTTGATTTTCTCATAATGGTTGATCTCCTTTATTTGTGAAATTTCTTATTTGTATTGTTTTTATCGGCAATAATTTTTAAGCAGCTCATTTCTTCTTTGTTATTACTTCTCTGTTTTGTAGAGTTATTTTGTGTTTCATATGAGTTAAGTATCTTTTCAGATATCATCTTTTTATATAAATTCTCCATATCAGATTTATAATTTTGTACTGTATATTCTGGTGAATATGGATTATATGAAAATTGACTCTTTTCTGAATCTGATATTAGTTTCATGAAATAACGCAATTCTCTGATTGATTTACCATAACCTCTTGAGAGATGATAATATGATTTTGGTGTTATTCCTGGTATATAGATTTTCTTATCGGAAAGATATTTATTTGTTATATCTGTGATTTTTGATAATATTGCCGATGAAAGAATGCTATTACTTTTATGATGATTGAATATTCCATAGAAATGTTGTGAATCAAATTCAATATATCCATCAGATGTATGTACTCTCCAATAATTACAATCTAAATCTTTATGTTTATTTCTTATGTAAGTGGAATATGAGATGATTGGTTTGTTAATCGGTAAACAGTATAATGGTGATGTTAATGTGTTAATTTCTGGGTATGTCATTTGCGTAATCTCCTTAGTAGTATTTTACTTGGCTTAAAATATCAATTAAAATTAAATATCGTATAAGATGTTTAATATGGTTGTCTAATTCTTGCTTATAGTGATGATAAGAATAGTTTTCTGTTACTAATGGATATACCAGTAACATTGGATCAATATATAATCCGTTTTCATGAAAGTAATATTCTGTTTCAACTTGAATAAAAGTTTTAGTTTCTTGTGTAATCATTTACAAAATCTCCTTTTTATTTTTAATAATATTTATTTCTCTCTTTACGGATTGAAATATTTGGTTTGCATGTTTCTGGTTATAGATTCTCCATTCAAGATAAAGAGGATCTATTTGCTGGTGAAAATTTTGGGATAGGTGGAATATGAGAGTAGTGGTTTTCTATAGATGTAAAAGTACTCCCCACCTCTTATCTTTCTATCTAAGATTCTCTGTTTGAGATTCTGCTATATTTGTTGTAGATTATATGATGTAGATTTAATTTGAAAATTATAATGTACAGATGTTAAATTGTTAAGGCGAGAGTAATTGTAGTGTTTACTTTAAGTTGTACATTAGAATAGTGAGAATAAAATTGATTTTAGAGTTGTAGATGATATGAGATTAATATGAAATTGAAATGATTGTATCTTGAAGTGTCATTTTGGCATTTCAAGTTTTTATGATGTATTTTTGAGTGAATTTTTGTGATTAGAATTGTGTGGAAATTTGACACAATTTAGAACGGTATTTCCTGATGATGTGAGATTGTGGACTTCGAGATAGGTGTTTTTGGTGATAATTTTGATTGATATGGGAGAGTGATGTGTACTTTTAATAGGAAATGATTGCTGCGTTTTAGGTAGATGCGGTAAGGGAATTTGGGTTATTGCAGGATGATAAAATTAAATTAAGTTTATGATCTTGAGATATATAATTAGGTATCCCTTCGAGAGGACTTCGTAAATTGTTAGATTTTGCAAGGGATATTGTGATTTGGAGTAGGTAAATTTGGGTAAAAATTGGTGATTTAGAATTGTCAGAAAATTTATTTTATGTTGATATGTAAGGGTGCGGTCGAACTCTGTCTCGAACTCATTTTAAATATTTTAGTGAATTGTGTGTAGATTTGGTGTAATTTATGAGGTGGTATGATGATGAGAAATTTTTCTACTGGTGGTGAGTGTGGGGTGATGGATTACCAGTTTTGATTTTTGGACAAGTAGTGTGAGTCGAACTCATCAGTGGATATGACAATATCATATTAAAATTACAAATGTAAACTATCCCCGTCCTACTGGTATACATTATAAAACAGAATCATAAAATCGGATTAAAATAGTGTAATATGCAATTCCCGAAAAGCCTTGCTATTGTTGAATAAAACTAACTTTTGCACTTTTGTGGGAAGTGTAAAAAGTCAAGTTTTGTTATTATTTGACTTTTTTGACAGGGGCAAAAGCATGGGGCGGTATAGGATATAAAAGTTAGCATGATGAAACTAAAATTTTATCGGTATCTGAACAGCAGATCATGGACGGGAGATTTTAATTGTATAGACAATTATAAATACTATTATAGTATACTCGAAAAAAGA